CGGACCGTTTTCGTTGTACTGACCGACTGAAAGGATTAAAGCCCCATTTTCAACGAACAGATCCTGCAAGGCTGAATCAAAAATTTCTACGATCTTTAGAACCGCATATTCCATTGTATCGTCTGCGGAAAGTTGAAGATCAATCCTCACTTCCATTTCGCAGGTTGTATCGGACGGCATTACCGGAGTTGCTCGCGTTACATTAACAACGATGCGAGGGTACGACGGCATTGAATCCTCCAAGTCAGGATCCGAATGCGCTCCGTGACCAAAACTTGTTAGGCACGTAGGCGTCCCAATTGGAGAAGCGGACCAATCTAGCCCAGAAAGCCAATCAACAATGGCGCGTTCGGTTCTTAATGAAACAGCGTTCATTCGTTCACCTTAAATCCATTTTGCACCATTTGTTTGTTGGCTGCATCAACCAACAATCCCATGCAGTGCGTTTCCATTTCAAGAGTTTCATCGGCAAGCGAACGGTTAAAAGCCGGGTTTAATACAGAGTAAACGCTCCCACCTATTACTGGCACGCTTGCGCCAGAAACCTCAAGCGTTGCCATGGGTGAATAACCTTCCTGCGCTCTAGTGGAAACTGCTTTAATCTGACTCGCTCGGTAAATTGCGACTGACTCTTGCTTGGCATTGTACTGCGCTGAAAGCGCAATGGCCGCTTTATTTGCACTATTGTACTTTCCGGTCTTAAGGCTTTTTGTTCCAAACTGTTTGAAGCCTTGAAACCTGCGAATTCCTCGCACTGTCATTGCCCTAAGGTAACCAACGCCACCGATTGTTCGACTTAAAACCTTTTTGGCAGCAATACGCATTTTTTCGCCGTACAAACCCGGTCGGCGTTTTGAGTTGACGATAGCGTAGATTCTTTCTACCTCGCGGCCTTTTGAACCTTTTACCGAAACTTTCTGGTACAAGGCTGAACGGAATTGTTTGCGTTTTTCAACCGGAGACTGAGGAGACAAAATCAAATACACCCGCACCAGCAGGTAAAACATCCTTGAATTGCAAGCAGCAGGAAGGCTCCGCGATGTGGACGCAAGGTATTTTCTCCAAGCAGCCTGAAAACGTGACGTATCGACTGTGATAGTCGGTGTCATTTTGTTTTTGCGGCTAGGTCAAGAATGTAAAACCCGCCACTTGCGTCTCGCTTTGCAGAAACAATTCGCAGTGTGCGACCATCGTAAATCAACGTACGACCAACCACCGGCATCATTTTGCCAAACGTTAAAATGATTCGGTCTGTGTTTTCCTGCAAAAGCAAACCGCTGTTTTCTTGCAACAGCCGATCCGGTGTAGATCCGACATCGCAAGACCAAACAGTTGCGTCAACGGTAACCAATGTCGAGTCAGCAAGCCTCCAATCCTCAAGTTTTACCAGCAGTCTTGTAGAAACGTTGTCTTGAAAACCGCCAGCAATCACTGCATTTGCGTCAGTAATTGTGGTCGAAAGGCAGCGCACCAATTGACCCTGCCAAATGAATGCAGGATTCCCTAACGCTCCCTGAAGGACCGTCATTCCCAACTGGAGACTGGTGGCAATCAGGTTCAAACGGTAAAGTAGGTTCCCGAAATGATGATCCGAGAGGTAGCTTGCAAGTGCGATCCAAGACTTGTGATGTCACCGGAGTTAAAAAGGCTTAACTCTGCGTACTGAGTCCCACCGACAGCGTTTGCAATCACAGCGGTGGTCGCTTGGTTGTTGGCATTGTCCAGCCACACAGCAAGCGCAGCGTTGTAGCTCACCGCATCAGGAAGACCCAATCGAAGGTTTCCGGTAGAGCTTCCACTGACAGAGTTGATGGTTAGATCAACGGTAAACGTGGAGACAAAGCCGATGCTCGTATGGCGAGCAGTGTTGACCGTGAAGTTGAACGTGCGACCACCACCGGAGTCAACCAAAGTAGGAACCCACGTTGACGGAGCGGTCATCGGCAGCGCAGCGTAGATCTCATCAAAGTTCGCATTAGCTTTGATCCACGACCCACGGAGCGTGTCTCCATTGTTGTCGTTTGCGGTTGATCCAACGTTGATGACTTGTTGAGACATATCAATCCTTCGGCAATGCGTACCAACCTTCAGGGATGGTAACTTTGTTCCTGCTTTTCACGATAACTCCAGACGAGTCTTTTGCCCAGACTTTAGCTTTAACCGGCTCCGCTAATCTTACTGGAACCCCCGACGGAACCAGCACCACTCTTGTCGGGGTGCAAGCCGGACTCATCAACGCGAGCAGCAAGCAGAGCAACCAGCTTTGGGTCTTTAGCTCCGTCCTCACTTGTTTGATCCTTCTGTTCCAGCAGCTTGTCCAACGCTGCTTTCATTAATCCCTGCGAAATGCTCAGAAGCGGGTCCACTTAAATCCTTCTTGATTAGTTTTGAATGGAAAACAACAGCAAAACAATCCAGCCAGACCACAGTTCAGCAGGATTTCCGATGCTGGTGGAGTTGATGCGGTCAGACAGTTAAAAAGCGCACCAGCAGCGACAGCGGTGAGCGAAAGGCGGAGCATAATGTTTCCCGTCATCGGCCATCGTTTAGCAACCCCATCTGTGCGATAGAGCAGAATCATAAAACATGAAACGCCAGCGGCTAGAACACCGTTGGCGATCATGTTGATTATGGTTTCGGGTTTCACTTCTTGCGAACGCGATCAATGACGAACTCAACGCCATGCAATCCCAAGAAACCCATAATGAAAGCCGCAGCGTATTGAGTGTTGGAGTTCTTCATTCCGAAGAAATCAACGACGATGGGCGTGAGATAATTAGCCGACAGCGTCCCCGCAAGCAGGGAGGTCGCAGTCGTGAACCAGTCTTTATGACCGTCGCGTTTAACGGTTAGGAGACTGCCAGCGAAACCAGCTACAAGAAGGCCAATGTTGATGCCGAATTCTCGTAGCTGGTCTCTCACTTTTTGTCCTCCGATGAAGCGTCCTGAGCCTTCAACGCGGTAAACATTGCACCAGCACCGCCAACGGCAGCGGCAATGGCTCCACCCATGTCACCAGCAATTGATTGCTTGATCGCAACAGAAAGAGCAGCGAGCAGCACAGCAACGCCACCAGCAGTCGTTTTCCAATTTTTCATTCGGATTTAGGTTGAGCGGCTTGCTTGATCTTTTCAACGATAGGCAAAGCGACGGCAGCGTTGGCGAGACCGCCAGCTTTCACCGCAATGTCCAAGAGTTGAATGATGTTGTTAGCTTCTTGTTCGTTGAGCTTGAGCGTGATTTCCATATTAGACGGACGGAGCTTCAACGACCGGAGCCACAACGTCAACCACCGGCGGAACCCACGGCAGCGGCAAAGAAACCACGGGCGGGTCGATCTGGTTCTGGATCTGGAGCGAGACGTTCGCCTCAATCGCGGTCTTGTCCACGCCGTTCTGATAGCACCAGTCCAGCACCTGCGCTTCGGTCAACTGGTCGTAAGGAGTGAAGCTACCAGTCGGAGGAGCGAATGAGCATGAGCCGTAGCAAGTGCCGCTGTAGGTCTGCTCGGTGTCTCCGCTGCCGGTGGTTTCGGAGCCGTTGCATCGCCAGTCGGCGGTGATGACGACATCGGTGAGTGAACCTTCGGTCGGCTTGACCAACAGGCGTTCGATGATCCAAGAGATGGTGGTCATGGTAGATTAGGCTTCGAGTGCTTCAACACGGGCGGTGAGTTCCTTGATGGCGGCAACCAAGATGGGGACAAGCTTGGACAGATCGACTCCTTGCGGCTTAATGCTTCCGTCAGCGTTCACAGCGTCCTTCTGACCCGTGACAGCAGCAGGAACAACCTCAGCTAATTCGTGAGCGATGAATCCCTCGCTATTTGAACCGTCAGCCTTCCATTTGTAAGTCGAAGGCTTGAGATTATTGATGCGAGCCAGACCGCCAATGAGCGGCTGAACGCTTTCCTTAAGTCGGTAGTCGGATGTAGTGCTAAAAGTTGTCGAAGTTCCACTAACACTAATGAAGCCAGCTTGTCCGGTTGTAGTGTAAAAAACACCCACATACCCATCAGTTGTACTTGATTTGGTTTGGATTCCCCATTCTCCCGCTAATCCAGAATGTTGTATTCGGAGCTTTCCGTTATTTACTGCAAAAGACGCAGCACCCACCAACAGATTCCCGCTCGCATCGAGCGTCATTGCTTGGGT